TTAGCAACTCTAATTCTTTCTGGATTATCATTTTCAAAAACAAATTCTAATAAATATTCTTTTACACCCTGCACTGGTTCCCATGTAACAAATATTTTAGATACTGCCCTGTTATTCAATACAACAATTTGTTCTGTTGCAGCTAAGTTGCTAGGTGAAGGTACTTCATTTAATAAAGTTGTTATTGGTCTTGGGTTTGCTGCAACAGTAGTATCTTCTACTTGTGCATATTTATTAACATCATGGATTACTGCTGAAATAGCATATTCACATCCTGTAACCTCTTCAATAGATAAAACTCTATACGTTTGAAATTCTACTGTTGAATTTTCTATTGCCCAAACACTATTTGCTTGTGGCACTGCTGAAAATGCAGAAGATACTGTTATCGTTTTCCCAGAGACTGAACTTATTGTTTTTGATTCAACAGTACCATCTGGTAAAACAACACTTAAAGTTGCACCATTTTCATCTGTTAAATCAGTATTATCTGAATCATCAACAATAATTTGTGTAGTAGAAACACCTGTATTTATTCTCCCTCCTCTACGAATACCAGCCCTTAAAGAATCAGCTATACCAATTATCATTCCTGGCCTTACTATTACACCAGCTTCGAGTGTTGTTTTAAATGTACAAATTTCACTTTCTTTTAAATTTGTATATAAAAACCATCTTCCAGTACGATTTGCCTGACCTCTTGAAGTACAAGCAAAAGATTTTAAAGTTTTTCTTACCCTTCCAAATTTTGTTATGTATCCTGATAATGCAGTAATATCATCTGCGCTTACATATTCAAAATCTAAAGTCTGAGTGTCATTGTCAAAGTATGAAACTTCAACCTCTGTAAATTTTGTTTTAGCTCCAACTCCTGTATATGTAAAACCCTCTTCACTTACATTTGCATTTGTAAAAATGTATTCTGGTTCGGATGTATTTGTAGCAGTGTTATTAGGCCTGTCTTGGTTTATGGCAAGTGTACCTGCACTATAAAATGCTGTTGCTCTCATCACAGCACAAATATCATTAATCAAAGTAAAAGCTTCTTGTTTTTGTTGTAATATTGCATTAAATGAAAAACGTGGCTCCGTTGTTCCTGTTATAGGGTCAGTTATCAATTCACTATTGTATGCACTTGCAGCATAAAAACTAAATACATCAAGGGTTTCTTCATCAACAACTCCATCTGACCCACCAAAACCTTTGTCTGTAGTTAACAAATCATATAAAATCCAAGCTGGATCTGAACACCATTCTTTATCTGTTTTAAAAGTTCCATTAAATGTATAGCTATCTGGATAAATAACTCTTCCATTATTTGAATCAATAGTGGTTCCATGTGGAACTTTTATTTTGGTTCCTTTGAGCCTATATGACCGCTTTGGATATGATTGAAATTCTTGTGCATTAAATCTTAAGCCAACATAAGCAAAACCTTGATATGCGTTTGAGGCTGAAGTTATTTCAGTTAAAGAAAGAAAATTTGTTTTGTTTTGCAATCTTGTATTTGTTGCATCAGGAGTATTTCTAATAAGAGTAACGTCAATGGGAAAACTCATTGTTCGTTCAAATTTAATTTCAAAATCTTTTACATAAGGTGCAGAGGCTTTTCCAAAAGTTCTATCTAAAACAACAGGATTACTTACAGTCCCATCCTGTTCAGTTATTCTTATTGATAGCAAAACTTGTCTGCCTGTTATATCGCCATTCTCTAAAAATTCTTGTAGTGCTGGAAATTGCACAGAAACTCTTATCTTATCAACACTATCGTCTTGTATTGATCTAGTTACACCAAGACTTGTTTTTACATTACAAGTTCCTGAAACAGTTTTTCCAACAGAGTCTGCATTTAAGACAAATTTATTACTATCAGGCACAGAAACTATTGATATTGTTTGGGGTGAATTAAATTCTGTTGAATCAGCAGTTACAGTTTCAAAATGAATAACTTCCCCTACTTTGTATCCATGATTATCAATCCGAATCAACATTTGATTTGCAGATAGAGAAACACCGCTAACAGTTCCACCATTATTATTGACAACATTAAAAGTTCCTAACTGTGTTGCAGTAAAAGGACTATTTTGTACCTCAACACCTATAGGCACTGTATTTTCTACCGCATTAATTTCTTGAATAGCCGTTTGATTTGAAGCACCATTTTTAAAGAAAACCTCAATATCATCAAAATTTAAATCTCCATTTGCGTTCATCAAAGGAGTGCCATCTAAAAATATATTCTTTTTAAAAGTATCTGTACCAGCACCACCAGCGTCAAATATTGAATCTATTTCTCCGTAACCTAGTAGATCCAATACTGTTGCAAACTGCTTACTCCTAAGTCCACCATCTATTAGATCAGGATCAACAACCTTTCTATCTGTTCCGAATAATTGATCGTCGACTAATCTAGGCATTAGGTCACACTCTTAACTATTTGGGCTGAATCAGTGCCTGAGCTTATTATAATTGAGCCGCTAAACACAAGACCATAAATAATTGGGACTGGTGTTCCAGCACCACTTACGTTTTGTATTCCACTAAAATTATATGAACCTCTTATTGCTGGATCATTATTAGAGACCATAGAGGGCTGAGAAGGTGGAGAAGGTGCTAATAAATCTGAAACAACATTTAGGGCAACAAAAGTAATCAAATCGCTTAGACCACCTGTTACAATAGTAGTTACAATAGGAATTGCATTATCTACAATAAAATCAAAAACATCACCCAAAAAATCAAAAAAACCAGAGCCAACTGCTACAGGAATTATTTTTATATCACCCTCTCCTTTCATAGATAAAAACTCTTGTTCAACTACACGATTGCCCATTTGCACCTTATAAAATTGATCATTCATGTGTTTTTCTACACCTTCAAAATTTGCTCTTAAAAAATTAAAAGCTTGTTGTGGAGAATTTACAGCAGCTTCAAAACAGTCTTGTCCTAAAAACTTTCTTAACTTTCCATAAACTTTAATTTTTCTTAATCTCATAGTTTTATGCTATCAAGTCTTTTTCAGATTTCCAATCTGACGGAAAAACAGAAACCCAAGAATCAGTTTTAATACTATAAATATAATACGGAAACCCAATATATTCACAGGCTTTTTTATCAGCATCTGAAGCTATAGCTTTGCCGTCTGGATGACTATGAATAACTCCCAAAATTTCCCCTGTATCTTCACATTCTGCCCAATCATCAGGATCAACCATAAAAAACTTTTGTTTACTGTCAGCTAAATTTTTACAAGGCCAAAATTTTTCTTCACCTTCAATCAATGCAACCAAACCACAAGCCTCTTCAGGCTCTAATTCTTTTGCATATTTTTTAAAAGATTTTTGCCAAGTCATATTTAAAAATTTACAAATGTACCAACTCCAATAAAATCCTCTCTTGTAACTAATTTTTTTGGAGCAAAAACACCGTTTAAATCAAAACTACTAACCATCTCAAACTGTACAATATTTCTATTTTCGGTTGCTTTCTTATCAATAAAATAAATCTCCTGTGGCAATTCACTTGCTGGATCAGGTGTTCCAAAAGGGTTTACTGAACTTGAAAAGTTTTCAGCATCTAAAAATCTACTTAAAGTTCGTCTGCGAATAACTTTTGCACCCTGTAAATCAGATAGAGGTGTAATTTTATTTGTTAACTGCATTATTGCAGTGATAGTTCCTAGTAAATTAGAAAAACTTAAAGTAGGCCTTGGAAGTGTACCTTTACCAGAATATTTAAAACCTTCTGCTTGACAGGGCATCCTTGCATAAGTATTTGATTGCCAAACAATATCAAAATTATCTTTCATGTTACTACCGGCATGAAATAAATAAACAGTAGGATTTGATAAATTTGAATTTACGTTAAAAGAAACATCCCCACTTGTGGACTGTGATGTAGTACCTGTAACTGTAAAAGTATTTGTGGTAACTGTTTGGATAGTGTAAATACCATCAATCCCATTTCCAGAGGTAAAATCTAAACTCAAAATAAGACCAACTGAAAAACCATGTGAATTAAGAGTGATTGTAATTGTGCTGCCTGACTGAGAATATGTTGCTGTTTTTGCGGATTTTGTATAATGTACATCAGCTTTTAGTTCAAGAGAAAACAATTCAATAATTGCTTTATTAGTAGCTTGCTGTAATTCAGAAACAGGATTAGACATTTATGGTTCAAATACCTCTCTAAAAGTACATTTTATTGTTGCTCGATTATTATATGGTATTGTTTTAATCCAAGAATTACAAACAAATTGACCAGCACCAGAAAGTGTTATTGATACATTACCGCTATTTGAAGCACTTGACGCAGCGGTTACTGTAAAAACATCATCACTCGTAACAGATGCCACTGTGAATGTACCATCAGTTGCAGAACCAGAAGTGTAATCAATCGTCAAAACATCACCGATTGCAACCCCATGTTGGGTAATAGTGATAGTAACAGTAGTATCAGTTTGAGAATATGTCCCTGTTTTTGTAAAACCTTCCGCTGGTGGAGTGAAAGTAAAACTAGCCTGATCTGCAACTCTACTTCTTAAAAAGCCTTCAATTACATCTGCTTCAGTTTCAGACACGATAAAAGTCAAATCATATACTTTAGGATCTTGTGTAAGAGGCAAGCCATATAATGCCCTAAATTCATAGCCATCACCTAGTTGGCTGACTTTTACTTTTGGTGTGCTTATTTTTCTAACTCCATAAGTAGGATTTATTGATGGAAAAGTTGCCATTATCTGTTAAGTAATCCTCCCTGTCTTGATTCTTCAACAATAGTTGATTTAACTACAGCTGCAATTATCTGTCCAAATTCTTGACCCCTACCTTGATCTCCAGAAACAGATGTACCAGAGGCATCTACATTTACAACTATATTTGTTGAACCGCCCATTCCACCTAACTGGCTATTTGGTATTACAGTGCCTGGTTTATCTGGGACAAATAATTCTGGACCTTTCTCCCCTACTACTGAGAATTTACCCACTGGTGGCCTACCACCATTTGCAAATAATCCACCAAATACTTTACCAATTAAGCCTCCTCCTTTCTCAAATTTTCCACCTACATTACCAAACAAAGCCCTATTTAAAAAAGCATCCGCTAGTTTCTTTAATACATTACTTAATGATTGATTTAGTGTTTGCGTACCTTGAATTAATCCTTTAATTGCGTTACCCATGTCTTGTGCAAAAATTTGTGCAACTTGTCTAGTAGGGTCTATTAGTGCTTCTGCGTTTTCAACAACTTTTTCCTGTAAGGCTATTTGATTTTCTAATTTTGTTATTTGAGAAACAAGCTGATCAGTACTTTTTACTTGATTTTGAAGTCTTAAAATGTCTAAGTCAGAATTTAAATTATCTAGCTCAAACTGCTCTTTCATTAAATTTAACTTATCACCACTCACAGTTAATCTTTTACTCTCTATTTCCAAAGCTTGTTGCAGTGGTCTTATTTCTTTATTAAACTCCATATCTTTAGCTAAATTTTCTAACGATGAAGTAGTTGTAATTTCCCCTGGAGTTTTACCGAAATCAGGATTAAGTGGCACTCCACCGATTATTGCATTACCCTCACTTGCTGGAATATTAGATATTCCTTTCATTTTATTTACAGTTTCAGAGGGATCTTCAAACTGTCCAAACATAAGAAGATTGGTTATGGGTTTGATTTTATTACCTATTGCTCCAAAAGGTACTTTATTCAAAGCATCAACTATAGGAGTTATTGCTTCTGCTCCAAGTAGTTGAAGCTTTAGACTAAAAGTAGCTAACGATTTATTCATCTCATTTATCTCTTCAGCAGCATTTCTAAGTGCATCAGGACTTTTACCTGTTTGCTTAGTAAATTCTTCCATTAATAGAGCAGACGCAGATGAAGTTAAACCTAATTTTTCTAGCCTTAAAGCTAATCTTCCTGCTGGATCATTAGCTAAACCTAACTTTTCAACAAGAGATCCTATATTCTCAGTAGGTCTAGATAAAGCATTGCCAAGTTCGCCTATCTCTCTTGTGAAATTGCTTAATGATTGAACTGCTGTTGTAGCTGCAATACCTCCTGCAAAACCACCCATTTGGCCGAACATTCCACCAATACCACCACCTAAAGCTCCTGCTGCTGCTGTTACTGGTCCTTGACCAAACAGTAAAGGAAAACCACCACTTATCAGAGCACTTTGAAAGTCAAAACCTCTTCTACCTTGTAAAGCAGCAGGAGATCCAGGTATTGATGGCAAACCTCCAATAGGAGATCTTGGTCCACCCACTCTTGCTGAGTTAGCTAACTGAGCAGGAGAACCCATAATAAATCTCGAACCACCTATAGGAGAACTTGGCCCGCCAGAAAAAGCCATCTGTGCTGGAGATCCCATCATAAACTTAGACCCTCCTATTGGAGATGCCATTTGCTTTTGTAGTTTTACTTGAGCTACTTTATTTTTAGTTGTGTCTTTATTAACTTTTAAAAGCATTTGTGCTTTTTTTATTTCTTTATCAGCTAAAAGTAGAGAATTTTTAGCTAGATCAAACTCGAATTTCTCAGCATCGGTAGCAGCTTGTTGTATTTTCAGAGCAGCTTCATCTAACTTAACACCCTTTAACTGAAGAGGAAGAGCTTTAAGTGATAACCCTAGACCTTGATTTTGAAGACGGAGAGACTCATTTTCTAACTTTAATTGTTTTTCTGCGTCGGATAAAGCAGCTTTAGATCCTTTTGCTTGTTTTTTACCGAGATTATTTATTCCATCGCCTATTGTTTTTAAGTCTTTCTTAACTTGAGCAGTATTTAGTTTTATATTTACGCTATACTCGGAGGCCACTAAACTTTTCAGAATACACGGATATTAAAAGTTTAGCGTACTTTACGAACTTGAGCTTGTCTTTTTGCTTTTTCGTAGGCTTCTTCTTCTCTTTCAGCTTTAATTGTAAAGTAAGCACTCCATCCATATAGTTCTTGGACAGATACTCTTTCTCTTAATTCTTTAAATGTGTAGCCTAATTGTTCTGCAATAAAAAATTGCAAATATACAAAATTATCGTCTTTTATTTTAGCTTTTTACGGCATCGGGGCTTTCCTCCTCGCCCACTCCCTGCATTTTAGTCATTATGTCTAACAAAACTGACATCGGAATTTCTCTTCTAAGTGCTGGTAAATCTGCTGTTGAAAATATTTTTGCACCTGATTCATCTTCAGCTTTTGTGACAATAACTTGAAGAGCAAAGTCTAAATTACCCTCCTCTTTACCCTTGTTCATAGCTATTAGTGTACTGTTTATAGTATCTCTATCAGCTATTGTAAGAGGCGACCAGAAGATTTTTAAAATTAGTTCTTCTCCTTTAAAAATAGAGTAGCTACTACGTTCTTGGACACTAAAGGCTGCTTTTAGTTTGTCGATTGCTCTTGCTGTTGGCATAAAAAATTGTATCTATTTCTGTAGTATAACTCAAAGTCTAAATTTAAGCACTCGTGCCTTTGTGCATTGTATAATTACGTTTCGGCTTGAACCCTACCATCTGAAATCCCTTGTTAATATCCTTTTCTAAAAAAGTGTTCTGTAGATAAACATAATACCAATTAGGAACATTAGGTTTTGGAGTAGTTTTAGCTTTTGGAAATAAGTCGCTATACATCCTTCCATCATAAGGACTGACCATTGCATTAATTACAAATCCTGCATATTCAGCTTTGTTACCTATGTAAAGCATCTTGACTAAAGAAGTGTATATTGGTTTTTGTCTTACTGGTGCTTTTCTGCTGGTTTTTTGTGCATCTATATTATTATCTTTCCTTGGAATCGTAGGAACAACTGGAGCACCTTTTATTTGCCAAGCGGTGTTAAATGTTCCAGTAAACCACGGGCTTCGGTTTTGTAGGGAATAATGAATTTCGGATGCTGCCTCTGCTCTAGCTTTTACGATTAGACCAGCTAAATCATTTGGTAGGTGTTTTAAGTCTTTTGTTCTACGCATTGGCTGTAAAATCGCAGTTTATTACGCTCATAAAATGACTTTGATCTTCCGTTACTACTGATGACGGTCCACTGATTTCAGTTACTCTTGGGGTTACAGAAAAAGTATCTGTGTAGTTAGCAGCATTTACAGAACTAAGACCAGTTATAACTGATTCTGAAATTGCAGCAGCCACAGCAGTTCCTTTGTTAGATGGTGTCATAACTGCACATCTTATTGTTCCTGCGTAGTAATCAACTGCTGCTCCCTGATTTTGGATTGTCGATTGTGTAAAATCTAAGTTTACCATTACATATTTTTTAGTTTTTCCTGGAGTTGTGAATGGCATATTATCAAACACCACTGTCACTGTATTATCAGCAGCGACTACAGCAGTTTTGATTGCTGTTTCAAATGCTGCTCGTGCGTTTACTAAGCTCATTAGAAAATAACGTCAACTCTAAATAGATACTCTTGACCGCCACGCAAAGTTCTTACATCTGTAATTTTTGCAACTCTGGTCGATCCAGAAAATGTGAGAGTAATCTCATCTGATAGTAGCGGTTGGCTGTCTCCTATGAGATCGGGTGTTATAAAAATTCTAGCTACGTTCTCTTGATAACCGGTTTCCTCGGTGGATTGTATGAACTCTACGGGAACTTTTATTGTGTAACTGGTGTCACTTGTGGTTACTGCACCAGTAGATGTGTTATATGACGTAGATAATTTTCTGGTGTAGATAATTGTTGTGTCTAATGAGTCTCCTAATTGAGACACCACCTGTTTGGCTACGTTTTTCAGTAATGAGTCTAGCTGTCCTGCCATTATCCTCTAACCACTCGTAATTGGAAACTGCCAGCACCGCCAAGGACATAAGCACCTAAGTAACTTTGTAACCACGGATATACGTCAAATACATTATTAACAGAACCCGTTCCCTGACTTTTAGTATTGTATTTAACTTCAATATCTCCTAATTTTACTTGTTCAAAATTACCATCAGTTCCAGTGCTACCAGTAATTGCATCAGTATCATTTGCTAAAGCATTAGCTAATTCAAACTGTGCGTATTTAATATTTTGTGGAATTAAAGTACAAGCAAGTTCGACTCCATCAACTTGATAGTTGGTTCGTGGAAATTTTAAAGCTTGGTCATCATCACATCTATCTCCGTAATAAACCAAAGTATCGATCCATCTTGTAGCAGATATTAATGCTCTATTTTTATTATCATCTGATTTGTTATCCCAATTCGTAGAACTAGGAACAGTTTCAAAGTATGAGTCTGCTTCAGCTAATGTGACATAGCTATTAGCATTTGCTCCTTTTATTGTTGCGTCTATGGTAGCTGCCACGATTGTTTAGTAATTTATTTGTATTGTAGCGTAAAGAAAAAACCCCACCAATATTTGATGAGGTTTGATGACCACAATTTAA